CACAAGGGGGGGGGCGACGTTCGGCATGACTACGCAAGCGTATAGCAACCCGACAGCCGATGCCGCCGCCGCATCTTCCGGAACCTCCATCTTCGACCCCGTTCTAACGGAGTTATCCTATCGCTGGTATGTCCCGCCGGGCGGCACGATACTTGACCCGTTCGCGGGCGGTAGCGTGCGTGGCATTGTCGCGGCGGCGTTGAATTTCCGCTACGTCGGGATTGATCTGCGCCCGGAGCAGATTGAGGCCAACCGTATCCAGGCCGCGGCGATCGTGCCGCACAACCCGCCGGATTGGCGTTGCGGCGATAGCGCGGATATCGGCACGCTTGCCGCTGATGTTGATGCGGACTTCGTATTCTCCTGCCCGCCGTATGGCGATCTGGAGCGATACAGCGATGACCCGCGCGACCTTTCGACGCTGAAACATACGGCGTTCATCGAAGCATACCGGGCCATCATTGCGGCGGCTTGCGGGCGGCTGAAACCGCACCGCTTCGCAACCTTCGTGGTGGGCGACTTCCGGGACAAGCGCGGTATGTATCGCAACTTCGTTGGCGATACCGTTTCCGCGTTCCTAGACGCCGGGCTGGAATACTACAACGAAGCGATCCTCGTTACCGCCGTGGGTAGTCTGCCGATCCGGGTGGGTAGGCAATTCGAGTCCGCGCGCAAGTTAGGCAAGACCCATCAAAACGTCCTTACGTTCGTCAAGGGCGATCCCAAGCGTGCGGCGCTGGCAATTGCAAACGCGCATCCCGTTCCGGCCGATCCTGACGATGCGCGTATGGTTGATGCGTTTCGTGAACCTGAGTGAGAGGACCAGACGGGCGGCCCTGCCAGGCCACCCGCCCGTGACGCCTTAATTTTGAAAGGAACTGCCATGTCTAATGTTGATGGAAAAACGAAAGCCTACTTTGACCGTATGCTGCGCCTCGAAACAGAAGCGCGGGAGTTGGCGGAATCCAAGCGGGATCTCGCCAAGGAAATGAAGGGCTGCGGCCTGACGAAAGAGGAAATTGCCGGCATTAAGCTGGCTGTCAGGCGCGAGTTCGAGACCGAGGACAAGAGGGTATCTCGCGAGGCTGCGGAAGACGTGGCTGAAGCCCTGGGGGACTTCAAGGACTCCCCGCTCGGGGCTGCCGCGGTGCGCGCCTCTAGATCCCCCGTCATCACGGACGAGTCCTTTGACCCCGGCCCGGCGCTCCCGTTCACCAAGGACACGACTGACCATCACGCACCACACTGAACGCAAAACCGGCGGAGACTGCCATCTCCGCCGGATCGCGACAAGCCGCCCTGCCAGGCGGAATGCCCTGCCAGCGCCTTCCGGAGACTGCCGAGATGAATATAGACACACTTCGCTGCCATTCGGTAGTGGCATGAGCGACAAAAAGCCGTGGGTCAAAAATGGTCCAGAAGCGCGGCTTAGTATTGCCGTCGATCGCTTCCTACGGCGCGCGTTAGTCCCGCCGTTCTACGCCACGGCCGTCAAGGACTCGGATGGCGGGGAACGGTCGGTTCAGCGGCGCGTGCGCGATAAGAACCGCGGCATTCACAAGGGAATTTTAGATTGGGATGTCGTGCAAGGTCCGCCCTGCTTGGCCCGCAAACTGGAATTGAAGCGGGGCAAGAACCATACCAGCGACGCGCAAGATAAGACCATAGCCGATCTTACGGCCTGCGGCGCGCCTCCCGTGATCGCCTGGGAGTTGCGCGAGGTCTACACGGGCCTTCTAGAAGCCGGGTTCCGGTTCCTACCAAACGTCGAGACCACGCTCCAGCATTGGGAAGCGCAGCTTGCCGGGTGGGATCGTGAGGCGGAGATGATCAAGTCTGGTGAAGTGATTCCGAAGAAATGCGCGCCTCGGAAGGCGGGGCCAAGATTCCTGTGGAAGGCTAAGGCGCCTTGACCTATGCGGCGAGCGCATCGGATGGAAACTTGAACTCATACATTTGTTCAATTAGTGAACGTAACGCCTCTGCGCGACTGGGCCGGCGGGGGTCTACTCTACGTAGATCATCCAATTTCCTTATGAAATCTCCGTTCAGGCTAAGGCCAACAGTTACGGCCTTTGTGGGGACATCAGCGATGCATCCGTTGAACTCTTGCATCGCTGAAAGCGCAGCCTTCCGAACCTCATCAAAGCCAATGTTAAACCATTCTGGAGATGAGCAATCCTCCAAATGCCATTGATACAATATCCTATGAGCATGATTTTCGGCAGCCTTTGCGGCCTCCCTGTCCCTAAAGGAAGCTATCATAAGAAGCGCCATATCGGGGGTAAAGACTTCCTCATAATCCTTCGCGAAAACGGTGATCCTGTGGGCTGGGCTGGCGCTAAATCCGACCTTGTAGGGTGGTTTGTCAGGGCAGCCAAAAACGTAAAGGTAAACGGTCATTTCTTCACCTTGCCCTTGGACCGCGCCTCAAGCCGCTCAATCTCGCGCGCAATCAACGCCTCCACCCAAGCGGACAGCGACCGGCGATCTGCCTTGGCATATGCCTCTGCCTTCGCCTTCAAGTCGCCGTCTAATCTGATGGCCGCTCGTCCTGTTTTAACCATATGCCTATCTGCCTCTTAGGTGTTGACATTGTCTGACAAGCGGCATATATCACTCCTGCACGAAAAGAGCAAGTGGATAGGTGGCACCACTCAAAAGCCGCCAAACTCAGCCAGAGGGCAACATGACATCGAGACTTAAAGCCGTAGCACCAAAAGCCGCGGAACCGTCCAAGCCGAAAATCTTGCTTTTCAGTAAGGAGGGCGCAGGTAAAACCTGGTTCAGCCTTCAATTCCCAAACGTCTATTTCATTGACGTTGAGGGTGGCGCGCGGCGAGATCACTACACGGATCTTCTTGAAAAGGCCAACGGCGTCTATATGGGGCCGGAACAAGGTGCATTGGATTTCGAGACGGTCATTGAACAGGTCAAGGCGCTGGCGCAAGAGAAGCACCATTTCCGGACGCTCGTCATTGACTCGGTAACAAAGCTGTTCAACACGGCGATTGCCGAGGAAGCGGAGCGGCTTGGCGACAAGAACGCATTTGGCGCCGATAAGAAGGCGGCGGTTCAGTATATGCGCCGGCTGGTTGTCTGGCTGATGCGCCTGGATATGTCCGTCATTCTCACCGCTCACCAGACTGATGTTTGGGGACTGAACGAAAAGGGCCAACGCGAGGTCATCGGGGTTGGTCCTGACTGTTGGGCAAAGCTTCCTTATGAGTTGGACCTGTGCATCAACCTCCAGAAGAACGGCCCGCGCCGTGTCGGCAAGGTCGGTAAGTCCCGGCTGCTCGGATTTCCCGAGGCAGGCACGTTTGACTTCACGTATCCCGAATTTGCCGAACGCTACGGTAAGGACGTGATCGAGGCAGAAAGCAAGCCTCTGACATTGGCGACTGCCGATCAGATCTCTGAGATCAAGAAGTTGCTGGATACCGTCAAACTGCCCGATGGGCAGGCTGAGAAGTGGCTGTCTGCGGCATCTGCCGAGACATGGGACGAAGTTGACGAGGAAAAGGCCGCGAAGGTGATCGCGTCTCTGAAGTCTAAACTAGCCGCTTAACCCCGATTTGTGCTAACACAATACAAGAGGTATCCAAACATGCGCTTTACACCCAAATCTGCTAAAGAACTCGCCGCTGGCGGCCTATTCCCCGCGGGGGAATACGATTTCGAGGTCAAGACGGCCGAGGAAACGACCAGCAAAACCAGCGGCGCGGAGATGGTCAAGTTGACGCTTTCCGTGTTCAACGCAGCCGGCGCCAAGACATCAGTGTTCGATTATCTGGTGAGCAGCGAAAACGCTATTTTCAAGATCCGCCAATTCGCCGCCGCGGTCGGGCTGCTGGAGGAATACGAGGCCGGCGAACTCGATGCCCTGGACATGGAAGGGCGCGGCGGAAAGCTGAAACTGAAGGTCGAGAGCAGCGAACTGTATGGCGACAAGAACTCAGTTGTGTCTTACATCGCGGCTCCGGTTACTGCCGGGTCTATCGCTAAGAAGACGGCGTTTGTTCAGAAGCGGGTGTCTGGAATGGACGATGATATCCCGTTTTAGGACTAAGACTACCGCCTAATCGGCCCGCCCCGGACACTCGCCATGTCCGGGGCTTAAGCCGTGAGACCGCCCTGCCAGGCGGAATGCCCTGCCAGCGCCTTCCGGAGACTGCCGATGAAGCCGCCAAAAGTGGAGGCTATTAAACCGCCTCCGATTGTCCATGCAACGGGTCTGCTATCCGGTGTGGCTGATGGGATCATGGAAGGCGAAGCGGAGTTCCCTGTTAGGGGAGTTCTGAAATTCCGCCTTGAGCGCCGCCCGCGGGATCGCATTGGCGAGTGCGCTCGGCTGATCTGCCTCGCCCCTTACTCGCAAGCGGATATGGTGCTGATCCAGGGTATGGATTCCCCTGACTATTGGTGGGGAGAGATTTCCATAGAGGGTTATCACTACCTCGTTCGGATCAAGAAATTCGGCCGTCAAATGAAGGCTGAATTTCTCGACGTGAAGCAGCCGTTTTGGGCGCCCGAGACGTTGGAGGCGATGGTATGAGCCATATCATGCTAGACCTGGAGACTCTCGGAACAAAGCCCGGCTGCGTCATTATCAGCATAGGCGCTGTAGCGTTCGACCCAGCAACCAAGGCCATCGGGGACGGCTTCTATGCCGTCGTCAACCAAGGGTCTTGCGAAGCCGCTGGCCTTAAAACGGACAAGGGCACGGTCGGATGGTGGATGCGCCAATCTGACGAGGCAAAAAAGGTTCTGATCGAATCCCGTAACGGCGGGATGTCGCTGGCTGATTCGCTTGACGCCTTTTCAGAATACCTCGGAGCCTTTTCTAAATCTGTCCGGATTTGGGGCTGCGGCAGCGATTTTGATAACGTGATCCTGTCTCATTGCTACGCCGCGACATCCAAGCGGCTGCCCTGGCAATATACAAGCAACCGCTGCTATCGGACGCTCAAGGCACTTGTGCCCGTTGAAATGAAGCGGGAAGGAACATACCACAATGCCTATGATGACGCGCTTTCTCAGGCAAAGCACGCTAACGAGATACTGAACAAGTTGGCGGGGTTGTTGGCGCCCGCGCCATGATCTCCTTCGATCCCGTCAATCGTGCGGCGCTGGCGCAATATCCGCAGTTGCTTCACGACTGGTTCCCGGCGGGAAAAGTCAAAGGCCACGAGTTCCTTACCGGAGACCTTCGCGGGTCTCCCGGCGAGTCGCTGTCAATCAACATTCAAACCGGCGCATGGGCTGATTTTGCCAGCATAGAAAAGGGCGGAGATCCCGTCAGTTTATTCAAGGCTGTCTTTAAGGTTCCGACACAAGGCGCCGCTGCTGAACAACTTGCAAAGCAACTTGGCGTCAATGGTGCGCCCGCGGCGCATCAGCCCGCAAGGCCAGAATGGGAACCTGTTTTGCCGCCGCCTCCGTTCGCATCGGCTCCGGACCTTGCCGGCTTCGATAAGGTCTACACTTACCGAGACCAGTCCGGAGAGGCGCTGTTTTACATCAGGCGAAAAGAAGCCGCGGCCGGCGGTCGCAAGCTATTCACGCCACTGACATACGGGAAACTGAACGGACAAGCGGGCTGGCATCCTAAGCACCCAACCTCGCCGCGTCCGCTATATGGACTGGAGAAGCTTAAGCGTTCTGGCCGCGTGCTACTCTGCGAGGGCGAAAAGGCGGCAGACGCCGCGCAGCAGACTTTCCCGGATCTGGTGTGCATGGCGTGGCCGGGTGGTGCGAACGGTATCAAGCAAGTCGATTGGGCGCCGCTCAAGGGTCGGGATGTCATCCTGTGGCCGGACAATGACAAGGCCGGCAAGGACGCTATGGCGGAGATTTCCGCCATTATAGGCGGCATTACCTTGCGCGTTGATGACCTTCCGGAAAAAGGAGACGCCGCGGATGTCATTCCGGACGATCCCGCGGCGTGGCTTTCTGCGCATCTTCCCAAACAGACCACTGCGCTGCCGTTGGTGTTCTTTGATGACATCGAGCCGTGCCTTGACGTTCGGGATTTCGTGCAAGGCGTTCTAGTCGAGGAAGGCGCTGCCGTCGTCTATGGCGAAAGCAATGCCGGAAAGACATTCTGGACAACGGACCTGGCATTGCATGTTGCGGCCGGGAAGGAATGGAACGGAAGGAGGGTTGAAGGCGGAGGCGTGATATACTGCGTCCTAGAAGGCGGCGCTGGGTTCCGTAACCGCGTGGCCGCTTGGAGATCGGCAAATTATCTAGACGGAGCCGGGATACCATTCGCGGCGATCCCTGCCGGGTTAAATCTACTGGACCCTGAAGCTGACGCACCCAAACTTGTCCAGACCATCCAAGCGGCAAAGCAACAGATGGGCGTTCCCGTGAAGCTGATTGTCATTGATACCCTGTCGAGGGCGATGGCCGGCGGAAATGAGAACGCGCCGGATGACATGGGCGCACTGGTGCGGAACATGGATGCAATCCGGACGGCAACAGGCGCGTGCGTCCTGTTTGTCCATCACTCTGGCAAGGATGCCGCTAAGGGCGCCCGCGGGCATAGCCTGCTTCGTGCGGCGGTCGATACTGAGATCGAGGTTGTTGTCTGTGAGGGCGAAACAAAGACCGCCACCATCGTCAAGCAGCGCGAACTCAAGAAAGGCGACGTGTTTGGGTTTAAGCTTACCGTCGCTGAACTTGGCACCAATCGTCACGGGGAACAAGTCACGACTTGCGTTGTGCAGCCTGTCGAGGCTGGGACGGCGGTCAAGGCAGGACTGAAGTTCTCCGGGCATCAGAAGCGGGCGATTGACGTGTTACAGAAGGTTCTCGGAGCGTCCGGACGGACTGGAGACAATGGGATACCAAGTGGGTATGCCAGCGTTCCGGAGAAGTTTTGGCGGGATGAGTTCTATCAAAGCGCCATGCCGGGCGATGACCAAGAGACAAAGCAGAAAGCCTTCAAACGCGCGTCTCAAGCCCTGCTTGATAACCGCGCTGTCGGGATGGCATCGGGACGCGTCTGGATAATTGAGAAAAAACAATGAGATACGGAGATGTCGTTGCGGTTCATGAAAAATGTCCGGGCAACCGGACATTCCGGACATTTTCGGTTTTAGTAGGACGCAGTTCCTACAAACCGGACATTTACCCGGACATTTTGCCCGGACATTCCGGACATTCCGGACACTTCCACCCCTCCGATACCCCGGACAAAAATTCCCCTATAGGGGGATTTGTCCGGGGAGAGGCGGCGATGTCCGGTTACTTTTTTTCCTAACCATTCCACCCCCAATTCGGCTATAATCAACTCACAACCGGAGCGCACTGCCATGCAAACCAATCCCCCGCCCGGCTACCTGATCCACCCCGCGCGCGAGACATTCCAACTCGACATCCCCGGCGAATGGGAGATGCCCCGCTTCCCGACGCTCCAATCGGCCGTGGACGCCGCGTGGACGCATCGGCGTGCGGTAGATGCCCGGACGGCTACGGCGGCTGTGGACGGCTTGGAGGGCGCGGTATGACGCCATCGACCGGCTACGTCCCGCCCGACGTGTCAACCGACGCTGCGCTTGTAGCCGAGGTGCTACGCGCCAACGACGGCCGGACCTACGCGCCGGGGATGCCGCTACCGTGGAACCTGCGGTTAGCGTTGCGCATCCGCGACCTGGAAGCCGCGATCCAGCAGCACCACGAGACGGTCTACGCCACCGTGCGCCCCGTGTTCTCCCCGCCGGATGTCCGCCTCTACGAAGCGTCGGGCATCCGATACAACATCCCGCCCGCCTGGCACCCCACGCCGGACAATGCCGCGGAGTGGCGGCGTGATCCGTCGCTGGCGGAGCGGGAGATGGCGATTGCGGCAGAACGTGCGGATCGGGTGGCGGCGGGACTGGCGCCGTTCGCGGCTAACCGGGCGGCGGCTGATCCGGTGCGGGTGGACGCGGTGCCGGAGGGGGCCGGGCTATGACCCGCACCACCACCACACCAACACCCAAACCGGCAGACTAAGCACCACACCCCAAGCCATTACGCCTTCCTCACAACCCGCACCGCGGCGCGCACCGCCTCGATCGCCTCTTTCATCGCCTTCTCCGTCCGGGGCGTCGGGGCGATCCTCCACTCCCGGTAGGCTCGCGCCTGGGCGTTGCAGGCGTGGATGAAGTCGAGGTCTTCCAACGTCGGCGGCCTCATGGCAGGCGCACCACGTCGAGGGGCGCGATGTGGTCCTTGATCGCGCGCACGGCGTTGAGCACGGCGGTCAGGTTGGCGGTTGTCGCGGCGGTCGCATACGCGGCCTCGGCGGTGGAGTAGCGGTTGAAAAGCGCAATCAGGTCTGGGGGTTCGGTCATGCGGTTGTCATGGGCGGGATTGGGTCGGATGGCAAATCAACTCGTTTGATGTTTTTGGCGGAGGTTGATGCGGGATGGATGCCGAAAAGCCTTGACTTTCCAACCTACATAGGGTATCCCCCTATCCTATCCGCTGCCACGGAGACACCATGCCGCTATCCGTCGTCGTCGCGTATCTGCGCTCCCTCGGCCGCCCGCACTATCCTGCGGATGCCCGGCGTTGGCTAGCGCGGCTGCGTAGGCCGCTTTACCGCGGGCCTCGGGTATGACAGGTCTCCGTCTCTGGTTCGCCAATCTGATGTGCGGCATCGCCGAGATTCGCGGCGACGCTGCGGCGGCGAAGTATTGGATTCGCAAGTCTGAAGATTGGGCGGGGTGGTAAGTGGCTGCTAACAGCCTCAAACAGCGCACAAAAACGCCCGGATCGTTCAAACCGGGGCAATCGGGCAACCCATCCGGCCGCCCGAAGATTATCGCTTCCGTGCAGGAAGCCGCCCGCGCGCACACGCCAGAAGCCATTGAAACGCTTGCAACAATTTGCCGCAATACTGCGGAAGCCGCTCCCGCTCGCGTAGCGGCGGCAAACGCTCTGCTCGATCGCGGCTGGGGCAAACCGGGGCAAACTGTTGACCTCCGCCATCATCTCCCTGCTGCCCGAGCCGCAGACGCCGATCTCCTCGCTATCGCCCTCGCAGGCAGCGGCGTTGCTGCTGCATCGGCGGGGGATCAGATCGAGCCTGAAAGCATGGTGCATTGATGCGCTGCGCAACCAAGGCTTTACGCCCGCCCGGCATCACCTGGCGCTTATCGATCGGCTGGAGGCCATTGAGCGCGGCGAGATTGAGCGCCTGATGGTCCTGATGCCGCCCGGCTCCGCGAAATCGACCTACGCGTCAACGTTGTTTCCGGCGTGGTATATGGCGCGGCATCCCGCCGACGCGGTTATAGCGGCATCGCATACCGCGGACCTGGCCGAGCGGTTCGGGCGTCGCGTGCGCAACACCATCTTGGAGCATGGCGAAACACTTGGCGTTGCGTTGTCCGCCGACAATCAAGCCGCGGGCCAGTGGTCCACAACGCAGGGCGGCGAATACTACGCAGCCGGCACCCTTGGCCCGATCACGGGGCGCCGCGCCGATCTGGTCATCATTGATGACCCCGTGAAGTCGCGGCAGGACGCGGACAGCGAGACGGTTTCCGATCGCGTGTGGGAGTGGTGGAAGGCCGATCTGCAAACCCGCCTCAAGCCGAACGCAAAGGTCGTGCTGATCATGACGCGCTGGTCGGAAAACGACCTCGGCGGCAGGCTTCTCGAAGACATGCGAACCGGCGGCGAACCGTGGGAAGTGCTGCGGCTGCCGATGGAGGCGGAGCGCGGTGATCCGCTAGGGCGCGCGCTGGGGGAGCCGTTATGGCCGGAGTGGTTTACCGACGCCATGCGCTCAACCGCGAAGCGCGATGCCCGCACATGGTCCGCGCTGTATCAGCAATCCCCGGCACCCGAGGAAGGCGCTTACTTCAACCGCGACTGGATACACCCGGTAGAATCCATGCCGCCCCGCGAATCATTGCGCGTTTACGGGGCATCTGACTACGCCGTGACAGCAGACGGCGGCGACTATACGGTGCATGTCGTTGTCGGGATGGACAGCGATGCGCGGCTTTGGCTGCTCGATCTGTGGCGCGCCCAAGCGTCATCGGATGTTTGGGTCGATGCGTTCTGTGCGCTGGTGCGCGCGTGGAAGCCGATGGGCTGGGCGGAGGAGCAAGGGCAAATCCGCGCCGGTATCGGGCCGTTCCTGACGCGCGCCATTCGCGAGAAGTCCGCCTATGTCGTGCGCTATGACTTCCCGACGCGCGGCGACAAGGCCGTGCGCGCGCAGTCGATCCGTGGACGTATGGCCGTCGATGGGTTGCGCATACCCGCCGCAGCGCCTTGGCGCGGAGACTTCGAGGCGGAACTGATAACGTTCCCCGTTGGCAAGCATGATGATCAAGTGGATGCACTCGGCCTCGTTGGACAGTTGCTTGACAAGATGATCCGCCCGGAAGCGCCGGAGAGCAAAGAGCCGCACCGCGGATTGCATGAAATGACCATCACCGAAGCCTGGAAACTAGCCAACCCGCGCGCCCGAAACGGCGCCAGAGTGAGGATTTGACCATGAAGAACCTCCGCCCGTCCGGTAAGGCCGACGAAGAACTCCACGAACCCGAGGGGTTGGAGGTGCATATCTCACATGAGCACCTTGCCAAACTCGGGTACAAAGTCCCGCCGTCTGTTGGCACGAAAGTATCGCTGCACGGCGCTGGCGAGGTGACGGAAAGCCACTCCGGCGAGGTGGACGGCGAGACGCGTCACCACATCCGGCTGACATTGCACCGAGCCGAGATGGAGACGCAGGACCGCCCCGGCGACGCGCGCAAGGGCATTCGCGGGGATATCGAGGACGCCGCTGAGAAGATATCCGCCAAGGCCAAGGCTGACGTGAAGGTGCCGGAGCGTGGCTGATCCAACGGTCGGCCCGGATCGCATAGAAACCGAAGCCGATCTAGAGGACGGTGATGCGGGGCTATGGGCCTACTGGCTCGGCCAGGACCGCATTGCCGGCAAGGACGAAGACAAGTGGCACAAGCGTGGGCGCAAGATCGTCGCCCGCTACCGTGACGAGCGGCCGTCCGGAGGCAACAGTCACCGCCTCAACCTGCTGTGGTCCAACGTTCAGACGTTAATACCGACGTTATACGCCCGCACGCCGAAGCCGGATGTGCAACGCCGCTGGCTCGACCAGGACGACACGGGCCGCTTGGCATCGGTGCTCCTAGAGCGCGCGGTGGCGTATTCGCTGGACAGCGGCGCGTTTGACGAGGTGATGCTGGCCGTCGTGCAGGACCGGCTATTGCCCGGCCGCGGTGTCGCGCGGGTGATGTATGTCCCGCACTTCGGCGATGCGCCCGAACCCGAGGCGTTCGAAGACGAGGAAGCCGCGCCGTCCGATATCGACAACCCCGGTGACGAACCAGCCGAGCCGGAGCAGGTTGTTGTTTACGAGGAAGCCATCGCAACTTACGTCTTTTGGGAAGACTACCGCGAAGGTCCGGCGCGCACATGGCGCGAGGTGCCTTGGGTCAGGTATCGCGCCTATATGAACCGCGATGAACTGCTCAAGCGGTTCGGCAAGGAAAAGGGTAAACAGGTCAATCTCGACTACACGCCGAAGGGCGCGCAAGAGGAAAACGACAAGGCCAAAGAGCCGCCGGACATCTTCAAGAAGGCCGAGATATACGAGTTCTGGGACAAGATCAAAAAGCGCGTGGTGTGGCTTGCGCCCGGCACGCCCGATCTGATCCTGGATGACATCGATGATCCGCTCGGACTGCCGGATTTCTTTCCGTCGCCTGACCCATTGCTTGCCACCACGACAACGAGCAAGCGCATCCCGGTTCCGGACTATGTTGAGTATCAGGACCAGGCGAATGAACTGGACACGCTGACGGCGCGCATCGATACGTTGACCCGATCGCTGAAAATGTCGGGCGTTTACCCGGCTTCGCTCAAGCAGTCGATGCAACAGCTTGTTGACGAGGGATCGGAAAACAAACTGATCCCGGTCGAAGACTGGGCGATGCTGGCGGACAAAGGCGGACTGCAAAACGCCGTCATGTGGTTTCCGATCAAGGAAGTCGCGGACACGCTGATCCAACTATACGCGGCGCGCGACAAGACGAAGGACTTGCTATACGAAATCACGGGCATCGGCGACATTATGCGTGGGGAGACGAACCCCAACGAGACGATGGGTGCGCAGCAGTTGAAGGCCAACTTCTCGACCCGCCGAATCTTGCCGCAACAGCGCGCCGTGGCCCGCGTGGCCCG